GCTCTTCCGATCTCTCGGCGCGCCAAAGCACGACGGCGTCGTGCCGCACCCTCCTCAAGGTCATAGTTAGGATTATAGAAACTACTCATCACTCATAGCCTTTCGTTCAGTTCCGAATCCTGGTAGGAGGCAAAACCAAATAGTGGACCCGAACATTATGTGTTCCGCGGTCCTGCCCAGATTTAGTCAAAAAATGGACCTCACAGGTTGTTTCCGTAATGGTGTGCAAATGGAAAGGACCCATATCATGGGGGGCTGAATCAACATAATCTTCGGTGACAAGCACGGATGACGGAACAAACCCAGCATTATGGGTAAAAGTGAAAAATCCAGTACCATTGGTGGTCCCAGAAACAGTGCCCCACACACCAATGTGTCCACGCAAATACTCTGTCAATGATTCAAAGATGGTTCGCAACGGCACCGAATCGGGGCCGTCCAAACCATAAACCTGAGGGCTGGTCCAGGTGCGTTTGATGGCAACCATTACAGTTCAACTCCACGCGGATTATATTTGTAAGCCAACGAGTTGACACACCACGGATTCCCAGAAGAATCCGCAATCTTCAACTGGATTGCTCTGGCCAAACCCAACGAGTCCGCCTTGAGCAAAGTAGAACCAAACTCTGGGTCATTCCAACCCTCATAAGAAATACCACTAGTGTCAACTGCCGGCGCAAAAACAGAAAAAGATTTAATAGAACTAAGACTGTCCCAATCATGATATACAGTCATGTTCAAATTAACTGATGTGTTTTCACGTCGCACAATAACATCAGGGCGACGCCAAAATTTCTTTGACACATAATTGCCAGCATCCAACCACGGTGTCACATAATACGACTCATATGCTGTAGCGGTTCCAGTAATGTTATCGGTATAAACATCAGTAACATCAAAGTTAAACACATAAGGCTGGTAAGGATGAGCGGCAACAAAATGTGTTTTCCCATTAGAATCAAAATAAGTAGTAGGGCTAATATAGCCATACTCATCATGGGTTCTGTATACAGTCCAAGCACCAGTCTTGCCAACAGTTTCGTTGAACACAAACGAAACCGTTGCCTTGGTAGTTCTACTTGTGCCCGCATACTTGCGGTCATCCTGGTCATAAGTAACACCAGCATTATCATAAGTAGTAGTAACCGTATTACTAAGGCCCGTCGGTAATGACACAAACAACTTCTTGTTTGCGTAACCCATACTCAATTCATCCAAAGCCGTTTCATTAATCTCCGCCGTATAAATAATAGGTCTTAGATTCTGGAACACATCACGGATACCGCGGCCATCATAAAAATATACGCCCTCAGGATACGAAAAAAAGTAGATACCATAATCCGTAGCACACCAAGCCTTGGAGTTGACAGCACCAACAACTCGCGTCAACTCAACAACCTGGAACGTATCATCGCTGTAACCATGAATAGCATAAACAGCACTGGGTTTAAAAACTACCAGATGTCCAGAAAACGGAACAATCCCAGTAATACCATGCCCACCACCAACAATATCCACATAATCATCTTCGCGCCAAGACTCAGGGAACAATGGATGGCTGAAACGCACGCGGTTCGGATAAGTTGTTGTTGATTCCTTGGTATCGGCAACCCACAAACGGTCCTGATGAACGGCCACATGATTAGCCTTGGGCATGTGAGTGCCGTTAGGATTTGTCAAATCGTTCTGCCAAGCACCCGGACCACTAGAAGTCAACGTTGTTAACGTTGTCCCATCCCACTTGCGTCCAGAATAAGTATGACCCAAAGACATATACAAATCACTAGTGGAATCCTTAGTCCAACTAGCGAACTGTGCACCCAACACCGCATCACTGGTAACACCCAAATCAGTAAAGTCACCATTCGTGCTATGGAAAACTTTGGTGTCTGTGCTAAGCATCAACTTGCGACCCTGGTCGGCATCCCAAGAAAACAAACGTTGAGGAGAAAAAGAACCAGCAGACAAACTGCCAACAGCACTGGTATTGCGGCGGACGCAACCCAGACGGCGTTGAACACCACCACGCTGGTTGACATCAACATTCAACATGTCTGACGACTGGTTGGGCGCCAACTGAAAAACGTTGGCTTCAAGATTCAGGCCGCCAGTAAAATCATCTGCTTGGATAATACGCTTCATACTGCGCTATCCCAGTCCGTCCCCTTCCAACGGCGGATACCCTTACCGCCAGCAAACACAACGGGGGCATACGATTCGGGACGCATAATGTCACGCCGAGCCAAACTGATGGCATCAGCAAACGAACGTTCATATTCGTTTGCCACACCAATTTCCTCCTGCGACTGATAAACACGCGACACCACATAATAAACCAATGGCAAATCAAAAGAGTCGGGTCCATCTGGCGTTGTCCCCGCCGTCACCCAATCATTAGGATGCCTGTAGGCGCGGACAGAAAGGGCATACGCATCCGTCGGACGGGGAAAGAAATGGATTTGTCCAGCCCAGAAAGTAAAGAATGCTGGACGACCGACAGGAGTGGCGGGAGTCAGAAACTGGGCTTCTGCTTCATCGTAATCAATATATGATAGACGAATGTTATTGGGGTCAACGACGCTGATGACTTCGCGGATGTCGTCAGCAGTGAAGTTATTAACAGTATAAGACTGCTGGTCTGCTACAGTTGTCAACGTAAACGACACCTCTAGGAACGGCCAACGCCGTTCCAAATCAATAATACGGTTATAGCCATCACGCAAATACAATGTCAACAAACTGTCCGACACATCGGTACTATCTAGTTCCGTAATGTCACGAACTGCTTGTAAAATATTAGCCTTCGTCAGTCTCGTCTGTGCCATCTACAACTTCCTTATTCTTTATGGCCGAACGAAGATGGCCAACACAAAACTCGGTACCCTTAGCGCGAGCACCCTCACAAGTGTCATCGTTAGCGGAACATTTGTTTCCGCGACCGATATACTCTGCTGACGGTGCCGCAATTCTGGCGTTCTCTATGTGTGCCAAACGCGCCTCATAGGCCGGACGGCCATGAAGCGCATAAGTAGGCACTGCCCCCTTGGGAATAGCCATTACTTCTTCTTACCTGACTTCTTCATCGGAGGACGAATGTAATCGCTTGTTGACTTGGTTCGCTTGGTTACACCAGCGCCAGGATTTCCAACAGACTTTTCTGGACCATAACTAGTGGACCAACGTCCGCCCTCCTTTAGGCGGGCTGGACGAGCAGGCTGGGGCGCTTTCTTTTTGGCGGCCATCTGATTACTTCCGCTTCGCAGAAACACTAGAACGAGTGGGCTTCTTTGCGGCTGACCTCTTGGGTCCTTCTGCCCCAGCCATCTTGTAAGTTGTCGAGCGGCGTGCTGCACCACGGGCAGACTGTGTATCCGCCGAACCCTTGCCCTTACCACCATAAAATGAACTAAGAGCACGGCCACCAGCAGTCTTGGCAGATGAAGCAACCTTGGAAACACGGGGCTTAACAAGGGCGTCAGACGTTTTCATCGGACCAGTCTGGTAATTGCTCATAGTGTTGCCCGTGCCGTCATCGTACGCCCACGGCGACGAACTCTTGATGCGCTTACCCTTGACACCCTCACTGGAGTAAGGCTTGGTTTTCTTCGGGGCGCGACCGGCCATCGCGTCCGCGGAACCATACCTATTCTTCTTGGCGGCCATAATATCTCCTTGAAACTAGGCTTCTACTAGGGGCTTTTCGTTCACCAATAAAATAACCCCCCCACCAGCGTTCGAGCCAGTGAGGGGGTTAACCACTCCCAGGTGGGGGCCGAAGCCCCCACCGTGGTATTATCAGGCAGTGGCGTCAGTGATGACACCCTGCTTAGCGGCGTTACGGACCGTAAGGTTACCGTAGCACATAATCAGCGCGTAGCGGGCATCCATGTTTTCGGGACGCTGGAACTCGGTCTGGGCGAACCACTTGCCCGAGTGACCCACAAGCGTGAGATACTTGCTATTCAGGAAGTAGACGTATCCTGCGGGGCAGTGTACGTCGTAAGCCACCGGGGCCGCCTTGAACAGCAAGTTCTGGAATCCAGCGTCTGCGGTCTTGGTGTCGGTGTAACGCAACTGCGGCTGAAGCAGTGACTCGTACTTCTCAAACAGGGTCTGGGTGGTCAGCACCATGTCGGGGTGGTCGTTACCGACCGACACCGAGTTGTATGCCGTAGCCATCTTAGCAAGCGTCAGCGCACCCGAGTTCGGGTTCACATACGAACGCCAGAACTCGTTGCCCGAAGTGGCGCGGTTAATGCCACCAACAGTGCCGACAGACGACACCAGGTTGCCAAGACCGTTCCAGTTCTTGCCCGAGTTGCCGGTACCGTTGCCGAAGAACATCTGGTTGAAGCCTTCCTTCATGGACTCTTCAGCCTGCATAATCTTGGCCTCAAGCAGGTTAATGATGGCCTGCTCGCCGTTGTTCTTGGCTTCCTCGATACCCGAGATAGCGATGGAAGCGGCGTACTGCTTCCATTCGAACTCAGCCGCCGAGATACCTTCCTGAGCGGTCAGGCTCAGGGTATCGTAGCCACTGTAGGATGCGACAGTGGAGTTCTGACCGTAAATCAGCGGCTCCACAATCTTGGTTCCGCCATCCACCATACGGATACGACCCTTATCGGTGAGGAAGAAGGTCAAAGGACGGGCGGTGAAAACGTTGTCGGTCAACTGGTCGCGGTAATTAGCGAGAGTCGTGGACAACAGTGCGTCGAAACTAGCGTTTCCGGGCATGTTATTCTCCTAACTAGAAAATTGTTGTTGGTTAATTTACATTCCGGCCTGACGCTTGGCGGCAAGCCAAGCATCCTGAACAGACGAAATGCGCCCCACAGGTTCTGTCCCCGCACCATTAGCGGATGCACCGCCAGCCACAAAAGCGGCCTGACGTTTAGCATCCTCAATAGCCTTAGTCTGGTCCGAAACCACTTGAGTAGCCTGACGGTATGTCTGAACTTCTCGCACCAACTTGTCGTAAGTCATCTGCTTATAGACTGCTTCCAAGTTGTCGGTGCCCGCCTGAAGGGCGGCAGTAATTACTTCCACAGGGTTAAAGTCTTGGTATTGAGACTGTAGCCGTGACACTTCGCGCTCCAACTCTTGCTGAGCCTGGAGTTGTTCAAACGATTGAATCTTCTGATTCAACTCCCATACTTGACGTTCCAGTGGGTCTGCGAACTCTGGTTCCTGAGGAACGGCTGGCTGGTTGGCGAACGGCTGGTTCGCTCCATAGTACCGTCCCAGAACATCCAATGTTGCCACCGGGTCACGTTCAAGGGCATCAGCGATTGTTGCCGCACGCTGTAGGTTTTCTCGCTGGGATGCCAACTCCTGCGTCTTGCGGGTATAATCCGCTTGACGCTGGTAGCCTGACAAAGCCTCCTTCAGAGGAACATCCAGTTCCGTTCCGTCAACTTTCAGTTTGACGTACTTATCGCCATAACTATCAATGTCAACGTAATCGTAACTGGGTGCCTCGGCAGGTGCCTCAGCCCCAACTTCTGTCGTTCCGACTTGTCCCGATTCGGGGGCCGTTACTTCAGCATTTAAATTTTCCACAATATCTCCTAGATATGAGAGTCCACGAAGGTTGCTCTACAATAGGGCTTATCGTTCGTTTACATCATCGGCGGAGTCGGTTGTCCCCCACCCTGGGCGGCTAAAGCCGCTAACAGTTCGGGCGGAATTTCAGCACCACCCGCGCCACCCTCAGGAGGCATCGGCTGGCCGGGTGGTGCCATCAATTCAGGAGGCATGCCAGCACCCTGCGGGGGTGCGGGCGGCTCAGGCTGGGTAATGAACGCTTCAGGATTCTTGATACCAAACCCGGTCTGAAGCACATAGGCCGCAAACTTGGCCATGTCAATAACTCCAGCACCAGCGAACGGAGCCAATGCTTGAATCATTTCGGCTGTTTGAGCACGACGGAACGACTCGTTGTTCGGTCGGGTAGACCCGCCCACCACATCAAAATCAAACTCGCCAGCAATATAGTCGCGGTCGTAACGAATCCAAATAGGTTCACCATCACGGCCCATAATACGGGCCACCGATTCACCAGTCAAGAACTGCTGAGTCAGTCCCAGTAGACGTTTGCCTACTTGTCCGATTGCTGATTCGATGGTTGCCAGTTTGTCTGCTGTACGCGCATTGGCGGCATCCTGGGCCAATCCGACTTCCGTCGCGGTGCGACGGATTTCGGATACTGAACCGCGCATAAACTCGGATACACCACTGATTAGGTTGATGTCTTGTTCAATCAACTGGGACTGATTGTAGAATTCGGGTGGGTTAATCAGTGCGGGGAATGGGGCAACAACATCACCCAATGGTGTGTCGCCCGTCACTGGCACCATGACGTTATCTTCGTCGGATTCCATGGCCGCACGGCCATTCGAATCCAAAGCAGATTCACGGAACAAATACTTGCGGGCATACCGCTTACGATGATTCATCATCTGGGTACGAGTAGCATTCAATTCGCGCTGTAGTGGCTCAATAGCCTCAAGGTCACCCAACGGATAAAAGTTATCCGGCACATCATAGTTGCGAATCATCACAAACGGATGACCAAAAGCGTAAGGCATCTTGGTTGGCTTAATCAGGAAACCGTCACCTGATTCTGCGAACACGCTGACGGTCTGATTACGCATATCGTAGAACTCGTATACGTCAGCATAACCTTCTTCTTTGTCGTGCACCTTGCGATGAGCAGGCTCATCTGAGGTGTACCTGGAGAATGTTACGGGGGAGATATCTTCGCGGACAGAACGGTTGTATCGTTTGTCTGTTTTGATGTCGCGGATTGGACGGCGCACACGATGGGCAATCCACTTAATGTTGTCCATGCTGGTTGCGTCTGGGTCAACATAGACATCAAACGGGGATACCCGTTCAACGAACGGGGCATCTTCCAAAACATTATAGGTTGTCGAAGTAACATTCTCGGGAATGTTTGGGTCAGACACATCCTCATCGTTCCCGATGCGGTCCTCCTCAACATACCTATAGCCGACCTTCAACCAGCCATGGCCAACAATCAGAAAGTCCTTAACAGCGGTACGGAACTGGTCCTTGATGTTG